TTCTTCTTGCCAAATAACCCCATTACTCCAGGTGCTGCTCTGTACCCTAGCGACACGCTACACGCCATGTATAATAAATGTTTATAATAATCAGGGAGGGTACTTAAAATTAAAAAGCCATCTGCTATGTGTGGTTGTAAAGGTTTTACGAAAGCGCAAATTGCTGGGATCATTAGCGCAAGTAAAACAAATTCGTCTTTCCAACTGCCTTTCATTTGGTCAACAGCAGTTTGTTCCCATTTAATTTTACCAGCAGCAATGTCCTCTAATCTCTTTTTTTCTGCTTTAATTTCTGTGATTTTTATTTCACTTTTAATTTTTTTTGTTTCAACGAAACCCTTGACAGCATCGCCAGCGACACCCATCAAAGGTTTCAAAAGTAATTGCCACATTAGAATTGACCCCAAGCAATAACCGCTACAATAACTATAACAGCCACTACAAGAATTTTACCTCGCTTAGTAAGTCCTTTCCAAAAATATTTAATCTTTTCCATGTTAGTCCTCCAACATTATTTCCGCCAATTGTTTTGCTCTGTTTGGCGTTTGTTTATGCCAACGGCTGTCAAGAAGTTGATCGTGGCATTCTTGCCAATCGTGATCTTTAGCCGCTGCTAGAGCTTTCTTAAATTTTGACAAACCAGTAGCTCCAAGCTGAAATGTCATTTCAATGAACACACCAAATTTTCTGTCTGGTAAATCCATACCTTCACATACTCTTGCTGCACCTTCAATCGCTTTATCAAAATCCTCGTCATATATTTTTAACCAGCCATCTTCTGTTGTTGGTACTTCTTCTCCAGGCAACATTTTATGACCGATTCCACCTGTTAAAAAACCTAAATGGTCCTTATAACATTCAAGACGATAACCTTCATGTAAACGGATGCGTTCTTTAAGCTCACTTAAACTTGCATCTTCCATCTTTAAAGACATATAAAATTTTTACTCCTAATTGTTTTTGATATTTACTTTCTTTTCTATTAATCATTGTGCCTGGCTTCCAGGTCTTTCTTATTGATGCTGTTTTAACATCTATTTTTAAAACTTTTCCTGATACTCTATGAACTGCAACTAAATCTATTGGGTCCATGTCCTGTGTTTTCCAATACACAGTATAATTATTTTCTGTTAGCCATTTGGCTGCAACAAATTCAGATTGTAAACCAACCTTTATTTTTGCGTAAGACAATATTAATCAATTAACTTTACCCAGGAATAAACAAAACCTAATACAATTCCCACGACAGCTAATACCTTTAAACCACCAGCTCCCATGGCAGAAAATTTTTGTAGTTCTTTTACTTCTTTAGTTAATGTTTCTTGTGTACTCATAATGTGTCTAATATCACTATGAATAGCAGCTATTTGTTTTTCCCAATCACTCACTATGTACCTCTTTGCATTGGAAATGAATTAAATGGAATGCAATGAGCATCAGTAACTACTTCTTTTTTATATGCTTCTGATTTATTTTCATAAATGTTTAAATAATTAGTTAAAACATTCATACATTGCTCCTCACTATTGTACATAACTGCTTGATATTTTACATAAGGAAAAGTTGGTGTGTGCATAAACATCACAAGCAACCATACCTTTATCATCCACCTAGCGGATTACTTGATTCCGCTTTGATTTCATCAATCAATATTTTATTTAATTCACTTTGCTTTTCAGCAATGGCAATTTTTTTATTTAATTCACTAATAAAATCTCTAATTTTACCAAACTCTTTAAAAGTTTTATCAGATAGCTCAACAATATTTAATTGCAGCTTTTGATTTGCATTTGATGCTTTATCAAATAGTTTTTCCATATTAGCTTTAAGACCAGCAATGTCATTAAGAATATCATCCATGCTATCATTATCTCTAGCCATCCACTCATCTTCTAATGCTGACATACGATCTAATATTTCTACTTCTAAATCAGAAATCTTTTCATTAATAGGAGTAAGATCAACTGTTTCATTAACAACAAATTCTTTATTTTCTATTGCATCAAGCCTGGTATTAAACTCTCCCCAGGCATAAAAGCCACCACCAATAGCACCAATCACACCTATAATAGATGCGTAGTTAGTTAGTTTTTGTATCATAATAAATCCTTTAACTTTTGTAATTCAATCATCACAGATAGTTTTTGTACTTTTAAATCGTAAATTTTTTGTTCATGGTTTCCAACTGGATCAGTTGAAATGTAATTATCTAAACCTATGTTTAAATAAATTCCTTTATTATAAATTGATAAATCAGCCTGGATGAATAAAGCATTATCAACATCAGCATAAATAGTTTCTGGTTGATAAAAATTATTATCCTCGTATGCAGCTAATTTATTACCATTATCAAACAAAGAAATTTCTTTTACTACGACAGAAACATTTTCAACTACATCAATACTAATTTTTTTATCTTCTGTTTTAGCAATTTCTATTTCTTTATCATCTTCTAGTAACCCTTCGGCTTTCTTGGTTTCGGTTTCTTCTTCTGTAATAGATTCATTTTTTTTCTCCTTAATTACTTCTTCTTTTTCTTCGGTTGTTTCTTCTTCCGCAGCTGCAACTTCTTTTTCTTCTGTTGCTTCTTCTTCAAAAGTTTCTTCTTCTGTTTCTGTGGCAACAAGCTCGGTTGGTTCTTCGTCAAGAACTTCATCCATAACATCATCATTAAGTTCTTCAAACTCATCGGCAAATTCTTCTTCTAATATTTCCATTTCTTCTTCAGAAAATTCTTCTTCAAAAATGGTTTCAAATTCTTCAGCTATTTCTACTGTGTCAAATTCTTCTAGTGTTTCAAATTCTTCAAAAGATTCAAATTCTTCTAAAAAAATTAATTCAAATTCTTCTTCAAATAATTCTTCTTCAAAAATAAAATCTTCTTCCCAGGTAATATTTTCAAAAATTGGTAGTTCTGTTATTGGTGGTAGTTCTTCATACTCAATAAAAATATTATCTATTTCTTCTTGGATAGTATCATCAATAGGATTGTATTCTGTATTAGAATAAATCATACTAAGTGAAGCACCTAATAAGTTTGGACCACCTCTACTTGATGATGAACCATGACTATCAGTACCAGACCAAGACCAATCAACATTATTACTTCCAACATCATTAAATATTAAAGTATCTGTATATTGACCACAAGCAGCAGATCTACCATCGCCACTTGCTCCAGGATAACCATTACAGTTACCATGAAATCCAGTAATTTCTGTTCGTGTTTGTGATACTGTGCTTAATACATTACCGCTGCTATCATTTAATGTAACAGTAGTAGTATGTGTATCGTTGCTGCCAGTTTTATTTTCACAATTCCCCTGGACACTTTCACAGTTAGCAACATCAATTTTACTATTTAAAGTAATTCCATTATCCAACATTTGCTGGGTAATAGAATTGCTATATAATTTTATATCATTAGCACTAACAGTAGCAGTACCAGTTACTTCAAAATCTCCGCCTACATTATATTTATAACCACAATTAGATTGTCCAGTTGGACAAGTAATAGTAAATCCATTAACAGTAGATCCATTAGAAACATACCCACTACCACCATCATTAATCATGTCAGTTGAAGATGAGTTCCAATCCAAACCATCATTTGAATTAGGTAATAAGTTACCAGTAGTTACAGTTTCACTAATCCCTGTCTTTGATAATAATAGGCTCAAAAGGATCGTTACAATCTTTACACATTTCTTCAATCCTAATAGATGCCATGTATTCTTCTCGCTCAATATATTCTTCATAATCTGGTCTTAATTCTGGATATTTTTTCCAAAGATTTTTTGCTTCATTGCCTATCTTACCAAAAAACGGACAAGGAGTATTTGCCATTTCCATTGCTTTAAAAACCCTTGCATCTTGACATAAGATTGAAACAGCAGCGATTGAAAGAGAAAAGTCTTTCATTACCTTTGCTAATTTTATTCGTTCACAATTCTCATCTATAAAATGTTTACCGCCACTAACCCCAACAAGGGAAGTAGAAACAGAACCACTAATACCCATACTACAAACATCTTGCGACATAGAACTATATGATGGCGAGTTGGCACTAGGAGGTGGTACAGTAGACTTATTACTTGTAGAGTTGGTTGTGTTGTTAGTAGTTGTAGAAGTCGTGTCATTTGAAGATCCAGATTCATAAGTATTATTATTCGTTGTCGTATACCCACCTGTTATATTTGTGTTACTGCCTGAAGAATTTGTCTGAGAATTTGTATCGTCAGCTAATAAACTAAACGAAAAAAAAATAATAAGAAAAAGAAATGTCCAGGTTGTTAAAAGTTTCATTCAAAATCGCCATCTAATTCCAATCTTAAAGATTTAATCTTATAAGAGTTTTCTAAAATCTCATTCTTTAATTCAAGCACATTTTGATTAGCTTGAACATCCTCTATATTTGTTTTTAATAATTCAAAGTCAGCAAAGAGTTTTCCTACAATAAAAACATTTCCACTAATAGCTGCAACAATTCCACAGAATATTAAAATATTTGTTATTGATAATTCGATCTTCATTTAAGCTCCGCATGATTCACAAAAGTCATCACAAGTACACTTGTCTTTATCGCAACCGCAAACTTCACAACAAGGATTAATCATTATTCTTTTTCCCAAGCTGTAACTAATTCATTATATTTTGTTATAATATCTTCTTTAGCTATTGGTGTGGTATTATTTAACCAAACAATATTATCTAACTTTGAAGTATCATATGATGGACATGAAAATTCTGCATCTGCATTAATAGCTTTAATTGCTTTTCCTATTGTTGGTTTAACATTACTCATGCCAATACCTCCATCAAAGTGATCATACATTGTGAGCCACCATCTGCTATGGTAACAGTCCCTGCTCCATCTGTACCTATCATTACAGTATAAGTTGTTGCTGAAGTTGTACTT